TAGTGGCGGAATAGACATATCTAGTTCGATATTAGATATGGTAAAACTAAACGGCGGTTGTTGTAAAGTGTTCCTCGCTCGGCTAGAAATAGTAACGCAAGAAGGTCGATAATCGCTGAATGGTAATAGTAGACGCTTTGTGGTGGAAAGTAAAAAACGATTGAGATACCATCGGTTGAGTTTCGGAGTGAAACTAGGTCACACGTACAACTCATTGAGAGTATGTAATCCAGTTTAGGGAACTGGCTCATGTTAGGTGCAAATCCTAATCTACATAGGAAAAAGAAAAATCTTTTGCGGAGCTATGTAAACACGTGGCTCTATTTTTCTTGTAAATAGTATATAAGACACAAGTTCGTGCAGTAGACCTGTACATTGCTACTTGAATATTAAGAGAACTGCAGTAAATCTTAATATGAGAAGAGAAAGCTATTATAAGTGATTACTAGTAAAAGAAAAATAGCTCGTAAAAGGCAGAAAGCTTGTATCTTGCATAGTGTTTATAAAAAAGAGGTAACAAATGAAGCTGTGTGAAACTTGTACAAAGAGAAATTGTAATAAAAGAATAGTAGTAACAACACAAGATAATTTAATGAAAATAAAGTGTTTAGATTATGAGAAAGACATAGACAAAGTAAAAGGCTACAAGAAACCATTAGAGAGGACAGCAAAGATTAGCAGGTCAGTAATGGGATTGTATAACCCTAGTTGGGATTAGGAGTATTTATAAGTATGAAATTTAAAATAAATAATACAGAGTGGACCATAAAAGAAGTAACTGAAGCAGAAATAAATAACGAAATGAAGAATGACTACACAATGGGAGTTACAATTTACAAAACACAAGAAATATTATTATTGAAAGACCAAGCAAATCTAATTAAAACATTAAAGCATGAGTTAGTTCATGTATGGCTATATGAATATGGACATGCTCAAAATGATGACAAAAAATACGATTATGAAGATATATGTGAGATAGTAGCAAGTAGCAATGATTTTATAAATGAAGTCGTAGAACAATATAAGAGCAATAAAGAAATAAAGCGTATAGATGTCGAGTTAGATAGAACCAACCAGTCTTCTATAACGTTACTTAATCAAGAAATAGAACAGACGGAGGAGAAATCATAATGTTAGAAGTATTAGTAATTATATTAATAATAATATTTAGTCCAGTAGCATTAATAGCAGCCTTTATAGGCATAGTGATTATTTTAGGAATTATATGTTTTATAGTAGCAGTAATAGCAGAAGGAATAAAAAGGATAGTTGAGATGTTTAAAGAGGAACTAAAAGAGTAGGTGAGCGAGGTGGCAAAATATGATTGGAAGCAGCTAGAGAAAGAATACATACTAAGTGATTATAAATCAATAAAGGACTTTCTTGAAAATCAAAATATAAAATATAATGGGAATGCCAGAGAAAAGACAAAAGGATGGACAATTAAAAAGGTAACAAAACAGGAAGAAAAGAGTAATAAAGTAATTGAAAAAGTAACAGAAAAGGAAGCAGAAAAAGAAGCTGAACAAATAGCAAATATAAAAACGATAGCAAACGATTTAGCACTTAATATAATAGAAGCAAATAAGCAGTTAGAGACTTACATAGTAAAGAACAAGAAAAAGACAAAAAAAGTTAAGTACGATTATAAAGTAAGTAAACCTAGCGAAGAAGAAATAACAGAAGATGAAAAAATAGAAATTATGAAGGGAATAATTGATAGGCAAGGATTAAAAATGCTCACCTCTGCACTAAAAGACTTAAATGAAATAATAGGAGATGATAAATCAACAAATAAGGAAACATTAGAAAGACTAGACGAAGTACTAAAAGGACTAGGTGGTGTTGTTTAATGTTTTCAACAAAACAAAGAGAATTTTTAGACAATGCCAACAGAAGATGGAATGTAAAATATGGCGCAACAAGAAGTGGGAAAACCTATTTAGACTATTATGTTATTCCAAAAAGAATAAGAAATGTAGCAGGGCAACAAGGATTAGTTGCTATTTTAGGAAATACAAAGGGAACATTACAAAGAAACGTAATAGAGCCTTTACAAAATATATGGGGAACAGGGCTGGTATCTGATATTAAAGCAGATAATACAGCTTTTTTATTTGGAGAAAAATGTTACTGTTTAGGTGCAGATAATGTAAAACATATCAACCGAATAAGAGGACCAAGTTTCAAATATTGCTACGGAGATGAAGTAGCAACGTGGAACGAGGGTGTATTTCAAATGCTTAAGTCAAGGTTAGATAAACCATATAGCAAATTTGATGGAACTTGTAATCCAGAAGGACCAAGTCATTGGTTTAAAAAATTCTTAGACAGTGATGCAGATATATATCAACAGAAATACACCTTATACGACAATCCGTTTTTAGCGAAAGAAGTTCTACAAGCATTAGAAACTGAATATAGAGGAACAGTATTTTTTGATAGATATATTTTAGGAGAATGGAAAGCTGCCGAAGGAACAATATATATGCTATTTGCAGATGAAACAGAAAAATTCTTAGTAGATAAAGTAAATGAGCAATTAGCAATAGTATCAATTGGTGTAGATTATGGTGCAGGAAAATCTAAAATAAAGTTTGTAGCAAGTGGAATTACATATAATTTTAGAAATGTTTATGTTTTAGATGAAATGGATTTAACTGGAGTATATGATCCAGAACAAATATATGAAAAATTTATAGAGTTTTATAAAAGAGTATACGACAAATATGACAAATGTCAGTATGCTTTTTGTGATTATGGAGCATTAGGAAATGTAATTACATTAGGATTAATAAGAAGATGTCAAAAAGAAAGGATACCAGTTCAAGTGGTAGATTGTAGCAAAGGATTAATAAATGACAGGATATTCTTGAGTAGTACACTAATGGCGCAAAGAAGATTTTATATATTAAGAAAGAACACCATAATTACAAAAGCATTTCAAGATGCATTGTGGAACAGTAAATCGCAGGATGAAAGACTAGACGATGGAACAACAGATATAGATAGTTTGGATGCATTTGAGTATTCAATAAACAGTTTCTATGAAAATTTGATAAATAGCAGGAGATAAGATATGAATTTACAACAATTTTTTAGTAAACAAGGTTATGATATATCAGAAAAACTTAATTGGGAAAAGTATATAGATATTTGGGAAAGTTGGTATAGAGGTAAAGTACGTAAGTTTCACAATTATTATATATACAATGGACAACGTAAAGTAAAAATGGAAAAGAAGTCCATGCAAGGTGCTAAGAAGGTAGCAGAAGACTGGGCTGATTTGTTATTTAACGAAAAAGTCTCTATAAATCTAAAGAAAAATGCAGATACTAAAGCATTAAATGAAATAATGAGGCAAAACAATGCAGAGGTAGTAATAAACAAAGGAATAGAGAAGTCATTTGCTATTGGAACTGGAGCATTGGTAGTGTCTGTTCAAGACATAGAACAAGAAGAAAATGTTTTAGATGTTAGTAATGCGAGAATAAAGTTAGAATTTGTAGAATGTAAAAAGATAATACCTTTAACTTGGGAAAATGGAAAAATAGTAGAATGTGCATTTATGACAACGAAACATAAAAAGGGACAAACTTATATTTATATTGCAATGCACGTTTTAAATAAAGAAGAAAACTATGTAATAAAAAATTATATGTTCAAAGGCAAATATAGTTCTTTTGTTGAAGCAAACGAAGAAGAAAAAGAAGGATTTATTTCGGAATTTGATACGTTAAGCAATATCCCTTGGTTTGCAATAATAACGCCTAATATATGTAACAATATAGATAGTGAAACGCCGTTCGGATTATCTGTTTATGCAAATGCAATAGATACATTAAAATGCTTAGATAATGCTTATGACGGTTTAGACAATGAAGTAGTAATTGGAAGAAGAAGGACTTTTGTAGCAGAGGAAATGTTGTCATTCGACGATGGTGAAGGCAGAATGGTATTTGACCCTAACGACATATCAGTATATCGTATGCCTAGAGGTTTCAATAAAGACAGTATGATAGAACACGATGATGCATCTTTAAGAACAGAACAATATATAAACTCAGTAAATTATCAACTAAACATATTATCAAGTAAAGTTGGCTTTGGACAAGAGAGATATAAGTTTGATGGACAAGCAATTCAAACAGCAACAGGAGTTATCTCAGAAAACTCAGATATGTTTAGAACAATAAAGAAGCACGAGCAAGTTTTGAAAGATAGTTTAATTACTATTGTAAAAGCCATTGCTTATGCTTCTTCAACATTTTCTAATACAACCATAGATGCAGCAGAAGTAACAATAGACTTTGACGATAGTATCATAGAGGACAGAGGAGCAGAGCAAGTAAGAGCAATGCAAGAAGTATCGCAAGGGCTAAGAAGTAAGCAATCATATATAGAAAAATATAGGAACTTAAATAAACAACAGACACAAGAAGAATTAGACACAATACAACAAGAAAAAATGAGCAATCAAGAAGCTTTTGGATTTAATGAAAATATAGATGAGGAATAGAAATGATAATTAGTTTTATTTTGTATAAAGCATTAAAAATGAAAGAATATAAAGGATTTATTTATAGATATGATAAAAATAAAAATTTAATAATATCAAGAAATCCAGTTGACTGTGCGTTAAGTATCGGTTCTCCGTCAGGTGTTATTTTTTATGAAGAAATAGAAAGGTTAAATAATGCTAACTGAACAAGATTTTATAAAAATAGAAAAGCAAGCAAATCAATTATATGCAAATTTGGAACTAGACATAATAGAAGAAATAGCAACAAGAATAGCTAATTTTGGATATGCGAATACCGTAGTTATAAATGATATAAAAATTGCTCAAGAAATGGGAATTTTATATCAAGACATAGTAGAACTAGTAGCAGAATATAACAATACAAGTTATGAAGAAGTAAATAGAATATTTACAGAAGCCTCTGAAACATCATTAAGTTATGATGACGAAATATATAAAGAAGCAGGATTAGATCCTAAACCTTTAGCTCAAAGCGAAAGTATAAAACAAATAATGAATGCAGCTATACAAAGAACATCAGGTAATTTGCAAAATTTATGTATGACTACAGCAAATACAGCGCAAACACAATTTTATAATGCTATAAATAGTGCATATATGTTTACTAGTACAGGAGTTAAAAGCTATACACAAGCTATTTTAGATGAAATTAAGAATATAAGTAAACAAGGAGCAATTATACAATATCCAAGTGGAGCTAGAAGAAGTGTAGAGAGTGCTGTAAGAATGAATGTAATTACAGCTATTAATCAAAATTGTGGTAAATTACAAGAGTTACGAGCAGATGAACTAGGTTGGGATTTAATGGAAATTACAGCACATAGTGGAGCAAGACCAGAACATGCAAGATGGCAAGGAAAAATAGTTAGTAGAAGTGGAAAAAAAGGATATTTAAATTTGCGAGATATTGGTTATGGAGAAGTAACCGGCTTTAAAGGAGTAAATTGCAGACATGATTGGCATCCATATTTAGAAGGTTCTGCTAGGACATATTCACAAGAACAATTAAATGCTTGGAAAAATGAAAAAGTAGAATATAATGGAAAAAAGATAAGCAAATATGAAGCAACGCAAAAGCAAAGAGCTTTTGAAAGAAAAATAAGACAAGATAAAAAAGATTTAAAAGCACAACAAGCTATTTTAACAAGTAATAATAAAGATATAGATATAGAACAAGTACAAAATGAAATAAGAAATATAAAAGCAACGCAGAAAGACCACAATGCACAATTAAATGATTTTTTAAATCAAACAGGATTAAGAAAAGATAATAGTAGATTAGTTATTTAGGAGGAAATATGAAGGAAAAATTAAAAATAATTGTAGATGATAAAAATCATACACACGTTTGGATAGATGGAAAAGAAATAAAACATATAACAAAAATAAAATTTGAGATAAGTGAAAATAATAGTAATATTCCTAATATAGAAATAAAAAAAGATTTTTTGCCAATACAAAAAGTAGGTTTTACAAAACCAAAAATTAAAATGGACGGTAAAGATATAGGAGAATATTATCCAGGAAAATTTTTAGAAAGTATAGATTATTGATTTAAGACAGTTTAACAACTGTCTTTTTATTATGCAAGTTTAGTTTAACGGAAAAACAGCAGTCTCCAAAACTGTTAGATAGTGGTTCAAATCCATTAACTTGTGCCATTTTTAAAATTATAGTCTTTAAGATTAGACATTTAAAGAAATCAAAATAACTCTAGCTTGCTGAGATATAAATGCAAGACACACAATTGACAGAGTGAACTGTCATTTAAATAAAATCAGTGTGAGAAAGGAATTGAAATGGAAGAAGAATTAAAAGAACTATTTGGAGAAAACGCATTGTCATATGACGATTTTTCGAAAGCAGTAGAAGAAAAAGGAATGAAATTAGCTAATCTTTCTGCAGGAGGATATGTTGCTAAAAGTAAATATGATGATGATGTAAAGAAAGCAAAAAATTTAGACTACAAAAAGAAATATGAGGACTTAGAAGCATCTATACAAGGCGATGATGGAATTAATGCTAAACTAAAAAACATCACAACCGAAAGAGATGATTATAAATCTAAGTATGAAGATATTAACTCTAAATATTCTATGCTAGAAGCAACAAACAAAGTTATAAGAGCAGGAATTAAACCTGAATTTGCTAAGTTTGTTGCAAGTGAAGTATTAGGACAAGAAACAGACACTATTGATTTTGATACAGCACTAAAAACTTATAAAGCAAAAAATCCACAATTTAACACGGAAGCTACAATAGTAAGAAAAAAAGTAGGCTCTAGTTTAAGTTTGGATGGAAAAGAACAAACAAATCAAGAAGAAACAAACAAAACAATGAACGATTTAATTCGTTCTGTAAGAGATTAGCAAAAGCTAGTCTTATTTTTTTATTTAAAAGGAGGAATTTATTATGCCAGGACAAATGATTTCAAGAACTGACGCAGAGGTACTTATTGATGAACAAGTATCAAGAGAAATTATAGAAGGAACAATCAAACAATCAAAAGCAATGTCAATGTTTAGAAGATTGCCAAACATGACATCTAATAAAACAAAAATGAGAGTATTAGACTCTTTGCCATTAGTATATTGGCAAAATAGCGATAATGCTAAGAAAAAAATAACTAAAATGGCTTGGGATAAAAAATATATAGTAGCAGAAGAAATGGCTGTTATAGTACCTATCCCAGAAGCTGTATTGGATGATGCTTCAATTGATATTTGGGCAGATGTTAGACCAAGAATTGAAGAGGCTATGGGAAAGAAATTTGACCAAGCTGTATTTACAGGAGTAGATAAACCAACGGGATTTAGAGCAGATTTACTAACTTCTGTACTAAATGCAGGAGCAACAATTACACCAGGTTCTGATACTTTATACAAATCAATAAATGATGCAATGGTTAAAGTAGAGGAAAGTGGATATAACGTAACTGGAACAGTTGGTGGAGTTGACTTAAAAGGTAAATTTAGAATGATGTTAGACACAACTGGACAACCAATTAAAGGAACTGAAATAGATAGCTTAAATAAAGCTTACCTAGACAATGGTGCTTGGGATAAAACTTTAGCACAAATGATTGTTGGAGATTTCACACAAGCAGTTTATGCAATTAGACAAGATATAACATTTAAAGTATTAGACCAAGCTGTAATTCAAGATCCATCAACAGGAGAAATTGTATACAACCTAGCACAAGATGATATGGTTGCGTTAAGAGTTGTTATGAGATTAGGTTGGGAAATACCAAATCCAATAAACGCATTACAACCAGATGAGTCTGTAAGATTTCCATTTGCTGTTATTTTACCTGGTTCTTACTCAGAAGGTAGAGTAGATATAACAATAAATGTTAAAGATCAAGACTCTACTAATTTAGAAGGCGCAAAAGTAAACTTCAATGGACAAATCAAATTAACAAATGCTAGTGGTAATGCTGTATTTAAAGCAAATAAAAATTCTACTGGATTATATAGAGTTACGGCAGAAGAGATGAAAAGAGATGTAATTGGAAATGTTGATGTTGAAGATACTGCAAAAACTGAAAATATTGTTATTAACTTAAAAAAAAAATCAAGTTAGCACCAAATTTGACAATACCAAAGCAAAACGAAACTTGGCTAAATAAAAAAATATCTGACATGATAGAACCTGGAGCGATAGTAGATGAAAATGGAAAAGTAAGTGCTACTTTAAAGAAAGTAGAAGGCTTCACAGATTTCAGCTCTGAACCTTCTGAACAAAGTGGACATTATTTTCCATTCTCTTTAACAGTAACAGGTTCTAAAATGACATTTAAGAAAAATGGTAGTGAAACAAAGAAAGATATAGCGTTCGATAAAGATATAATCTTTAGAACAGAAAAAACAGATACTTGGGAAGTTTTAGTAGACGGAACAAGTGTTGTTAAATTAAATTTTGCAAATGCAACATTTGCAGAATAGGAGGAATTAAGGCATGTTAACTTACTTAAAAAATGAAGATGAATTTAAAAAACAATTAGGTACAGAAGACGTGCCTAAAGACTTCAAAAATTTAAATATAGAAGCAAGTGCATATATAAATCACAAAACTTTTGAAAGAATTGACAAAAACAATATTCCAGAGCAAGTGAAATATGTTACTTGCTTAATTATTAATTTACTCAATGAAGAAAATCAAAAATTATCTGAAATAGGAAATCTAAAATCACAAAATATTGAAGGTTGGAGTGAAAGTTATTCTACACCAGAAGAAATCAAGACTGATTATGAAGAAAAGAAGTATTCTACACTAAAAAAATATCTATGGAATGTAATTGGAACTGACGGAAATCCACTTTTGTATTGTGGGGTGTGCTAGTTATGAATGATAGATTTTTTATACATCAAATAACTGTATATCACACTACAGATGATGAGAATTTTACGAGGTTGCCTTTTGACAAGGTTTATTTCAGACATAATAAGAAGACTAATCTAGTCGATAAAGGTCTTGAAAAAGGAAGTACAGGCTCTATAACAATACCTACCACAGAGAAGTTAAACATTTCTACTAACGACTATGTAGTAGAAGGAATTGTAAACGATGAATTTGATTTATCTAAATTACAAGAAAAATATCAAGTTTTTAAAGTGGTAAGTGTAGACGATAACCGAAAAGGAAAATTACAACACTATAAAATAGGGGTTACAGAGTAATGAAACTAGATGTAAAAATAAAAATGAACCCAATTAACAGGATACTAAAAGACCACGGACTTGATAATAATGGCAGAGTAACACGTTTTCTACGAGATGAAGCAGATAGGTTAATGAATCCGTTTGTTCCAATGGATACAGGTATGGGAAGAAGAAACAAAACATATCCTAACAATTATTCTATAAAATATATATCTCCTTATATGAAATATATTTATAACGGAATACTTATGCTTGCAAAAAATGGTAGTGCATGGGCTAAATTAGGAGAAAAGAAAGTATTAACTTCTAAGAAATTAAAATATCATACTTCTGGAACAGGTCCAAAATGGGACAAACTTATGTTGCAGAGAAGAAAAAACGACCTTGTAAAAGATGTAGAAAACTATATTAAATCAGGAGGCTAAGATGGCAGAAAAATCAAAGATAGAATTAATAAAAGAATTTATAGAAACTTGTCCATTGCTGAAAAATGGGAAAGTAAATGTAGATTATATAAAAGACAAACCACAAAGTTATTCTATAGATGAAACACCAGCTACGACTATGTTAATTCAATATCCAGATGGTGGTAGCAGAAACCAAATCTTATTTGACTTTTCTGTGCAAGCCAATTTTAGTGTCTTAGAAAATATTAAGAACTCAAAATTTTGTGATGATTTTACAGCCTGGATAAAAGAACAAGATAAAATAGAAAACTTGCCAAAGATAGAACGGTATTTGCTGGATTAAATGTACAGGAAGAGGAACGATACTTCAAACTACTGAAACAACAGCAATATACGTTATACCTATGCAAGTTGTATATGATGAAGACTTTTAAGTCTTCTATTTTTTATATAAGGAGGAAACACAATGTCTAATACAGAACAATTAGTAAAAAGAAGTGGCAAAGTTGCTTTTATGGATGTTTCTACAACATCTATTGCCAATTTTTTAAGAATGACTAAGTTTACTGAGATTTCTAAATCTAAAAATCCAACAGAATACAGTAGGACCTATGTAGATGAGGATGGAGAAGTAACAGATGTAACAGGTTACTCAGAAGAGATTTCATACGCATTTGACTTATACAAAGGTAATTTAGTACATCAAAAACTAGTAAATATAACAGATAATGAATTAACAGGAAATGACGCTTTGGTAAAAATCTTACAAGTAGACTTTAGTAAGCCTGTTGGAAGTGGATATGAAGCAAGATTAAGAACATATTCTGTTGTACCAGATACAGAAGGAGATGCAACAGAAGCATATACTTATTCTGGAGCATTTAGAAAAAATAGCAATATGACTATTGGTGTAGCAACAATGAGCGAAAACAATACAAAAGCTACATTTGTTGCACAACAAGAAGTTGCAGAATATCCTGTTAGCTTTGTAGTAAAAGATAGTACAGACGAAGCTGCTATTGAAGGAGCAAAAATTACAGTTGATGGTGTATCATATTTAACAGATGCAACAGGTATTGCAGTAGTATTGCTTGATGCAGAAACTTATAGTAATATAACTGTAGAAAAAGAAGGTTACACAACACAAAGTACTGTGTCTGTAACAGTAACAAATAAAGCAGTATTAAAAGAAGTTGAATTAGTAGAGGCAGCTTAAGCCTCTACTCTAATTTTATGGAGGAAATTATGAAATTAAAAGATATAGAAGTAGATTTTAGTTTTACTGATGCTGACGACTTAGAAAGATTTGAAAATGAAGCTAAAAAAGTAAAAGAAAAAGCAGAAAGCTATAACAAAAAAGAAATGAACATCTCAGATGCTATTAGAGCAGAGTGTAAAATTATAGAAGAGTTCTTTGATGGAGTTTTTGGCGAAAAAACATCAGAAAAATTATTCAAGGGTAAAAAGGATTTAAAAGAACACATGGATATTTTTACGGATATTGTTAATGAAAAAGTAAAACAATCAGAAGGATTTAAAAATATGTATGACAATATAGAATATCGTTCAAAATATATGCCAAATCGTGAACAAAGAAGATATAACAAATTTAAAGGTAGGAAATAATGTATTATAATTTATTATTGAATAGATTACCAATTTATACCCCACACAAATTAAAAATAAGAACTGATTTTAGAGAAAGTATAAAATTTGAATTATTAATGCAAGACAATTCAGTTAAAGAAAGAGATAAATTAATGCTTGCTCTTAATTTATATTATTATGATACTAGTCAGATTAATGATATTCAAGTTGCAGTAGATGATTTATTATGGTTTTATAAAGGCGGAAAAATAGAAAAAGAAAATGTCGACGAAAAAGTAAAAAAAGATAATAGTAAAGAAAAGCAAATTTATAGCTATGAATTTGATGCAGAATACATATATAGTGCCTTTTTAGAACAGTATAACATGGATTTAAACAGTATTAGATATTTGCATTGGTGGAAATTTAGAGCATTGTTTAGTAGTTTAAATGAAAATACACAGTTTTCTAAAATCATGGGATATAGAAGCATGAATACATCTAAAATAAAAGATAAAGACATGAAAAAACATTATGAAAAAATGAAAAAACTATATGCACTTCCTGATATGAGAACAGAAGAACAAAAAGAAAATGATTTTGCAGAAGCATTTTCATAAAATTTAACAAAATAGTTGAAAAATGACGAATATTGTATTATACTCTTTTTAGTAAAATAAAAGGAGGATAGTATTATATATGTTTTGTAATAAATGTGGAAGCCAAGTGGAAAATGGACAAAAATTCTGTAATAAATGTGGAGCAAGCTTAATATCAAACGTACAAACTGCTAATAATGGCGTTAAATGCCCTAACTGCGGAAGCGGAAATATAGTTTTTACTCCAATCACTACTACTAACACTGAAGGAAAAACAAAAGGATTTGGGGCTGGAAAGTCATGTTTAGGCTTTATTCTTTTTGGTTGGATTGGTGTATTATGTGGATTATGCGGAATGGGAAAAGGAAAAAATAAAACAACGACACAAACTGAGGTAGTAAGAGTATGTCAAAATTGTGGTTTCCGTTTTTAAAGGCTTTTAATAAAATTGGAGAAGCGAGTGGTTGTCATCAAATCCCAGAAAGATGTTTCAAAATGAAAGGATATATTTTTCCACTCTGTGCAAGATGTACAGGAGTAGCAATAGGACAAATTGTTTGTATAATATTATTAATATTTAATATAAAGGTAAGCTTAATTACAGCTATACTATTTCTTTTAATCATGGGATTTGATTGGTTTATTCAATATATTGAAATTTTAGAATCAAATAATATAAGAAGGTTTATAACTGGAATATTAGGAGGATTTGCAGTAATAACTATATATTATTACATAGCAATAAAATTATTTGAATTATTAAAAATTTTCTGAGTTAAACTCACTATAGTTTAACTCTTTTTTATATTAGAAAGGGAATATGAAAACATGGTATAGATGTCCAAATTGTAATAAAAAACTTATAAAATATGAAGATGGTGCCTATTCAAAAGGCATCTTTTTATTGTGTAAAAAATGTGGACAGGAAGTAGAAATAAAAGTAAATAACAAGTCTTTAAACTGAGCCTTACGAGCCTGACTAGAAAGGAAAAAACTATGTCGGATGGTTCAGTTACAATTGATAGTAAGCTTAATACAGATGGTGTAGAAAAAGGAGTCAAAAACCTTAATGGTAGTTTCTCAAAATTAGGCAGTGTAGCGAGTACAGCCTTAAAAGGAACGGCAGTAGCGATAGGAACAGTAGCAACAGCTTTTGCAGGATTGGTCACAGCTAGTGTTAATGCAAGAGGAGAATTAGAACAACAAATTGGTGGTATTCAAACTCTTTTTGCTAATGAATTAGGCGATGCCAGTGAAGAAGTTATAAAAAATGCCAACAATGCTTACAAAACTGCAGGAATGTCTGCGACAGAGTATATGAGTACGGCAACAAGTTTTGCGGCGAGCTTATTACAGAGCTTAGGAAAAGATACTGCAAAAGCGGCAGAAGTAACAGATATGGCTATTACAGATATGTCGGATAACGCAAATAAAATGGGTACTTCAATGGAAAGCATACAATGGGCATATCAAGGTTTTGCAAAGCAAAATTACACTATGCTGGACAACCTTAAGTTAGGCTACGGTGGAACTAAAAGCGAAATGGAAAGACTTCTTGCAGATGCCCAAAAGTTAACAGGTGTAAAGTATGATATTAGCAACTTGAGTGATGTATATAATGCAATACATGTCATTCAAGGAGAACTAGGAATAACAGGAACAACTGCAAAAGAAGCTGCCGAAACACTACAAGGAAGTATGGCTTCTATGCAAGCCTCATGGGAAAATTTCTTAAGTGGATCAGGAGATTTAAGTCAAGTTGTTGATACTGCTACAGATGTTGTAGCAAATGTAGTTAGAATAGTTGGAGAAGCAATTCCAGACATAATTACTAGCATTACAGAATCTCTTCCAGAGTTTATGGCTCTAGGAGGAGATATTTTAAATAAAATTATAACAGGCATACAAAATAACATGCCACAAATAATACAGACGGCAATAACAATAATACAAACCTTATTACAAGGACTGTTAGATAACTTACCACAAATTCTGCAGATGGGAATTACTATGCTAACAGAATTAATAAAAGGAATAGCACAAATGTTGCCTGAGTTAATTCCAATGGCAATTAACTGCATTATAACTTTAGTGGAAACGTTATTAGACAACATAGATATGATTATTGATGCAGGTATAGAATTAATTATTGCTTTAATTGAAGGAATCTTTAATGCCTTGCCTGATTTAATTGCTAGATTGCCAGAATTAATCGTAAAAATAGCTACTAAATTAATTGAACTGATAGTTGTTAAAATTCCACAAGTAGCCGTTAAATTAGTACAATCTTTAATTGAAGGCTTATTTAGCTTTTGGAACAAAATGTTATCAAAAGTACAAGAGTTTTTTAAAGGTACAATTTTTGAAGGTCTTGTAAATAAAGTAGCAGAAATGGGTAAGGCAGGACTTGAATTAGTACAAGGTTTGTGGAATGGAATTAAAGATGCTGCGAGTTGGCTTTGGAATAAAGTATCCGGTTGGTGTAACGATTTGCTAGACAATATTAAATCATTTTTCGGCATTCACTCTCCATCAAAAGTTTTTGAAGACGAAATTGGTGTAATGCTTGGAGAAGGTATTGGAAAAGGATTTGATGAAAGTTTAGACAATGTTTATAAAGAAATGAAAAAAGCAGTTGAACATGAGAATGCAAAGATGACAGCAGATTTAACAAATTCACAACAAATTAAGGTTCAAAATGAAGATAATAGACAAGCTACATTACAAAGCATTGATGATAACAAAGAAATAGTAGTAAACAATACAACAAGACTAGACAGTAAGGTAATTGCAAGAGAAACAAATAAAGTAAATGCAAGAATGAAGTTACAGTATAGTTATTAGGAGGAAACAATGGTTTTATTAAAACATGGAGATTTTACCTTCAAAAATATTTTAAGCGGAGGCTACAATATAACAGAAGATGAACCAGATATAATTTCAGAAGTTACTATGGTAGATGGTACAATTAAAAGAAATTATGGAAGAATGCCAAAAACAAGTATAAAAGTAAAATTTAGTCAATTAAATAAAGATACATATAAAGAATACATATCTCATTTTTCGCAGAATGAAGATGTATATTCTTATTTTTCTCCTAAGCAACAAAAAATGCTTAGCAAAAAATTCTTCGTAACATTTCCTGAAACGTCTATATTGTCTATTACAAAAAATCACAGATATGATGAATTTGAAGTCGAACTTGAACAGTGTGGGGAGGTGTCTGAATGATTAATGTAACAGACACCATAAAGGAATCTTATTCAAAAAGTACAACGCAGTATGACAAAATAGTGTTAGATGATGAAGAATATTCAATAAATAACGTAGAACTAGATGATGATTGCTATGAAGAAGGCAACATTTTTGGTACAGCAATAGCAAAAGCATTAAGCTTTGAAATAGATAGTAGCGTAGATTTAGAGAAAAAAGAATTTAAGTATTTTACTGGAATAAAAACATCTGCAGGAGTTGAATGGATTGATTTAGGAACTTTTATTACACAAGATGTAGAAATAAATGACACAACAAAAATTGCTACAATAAATGCTATGGATTATATGTTAAAAACTAACATAGAGTACACAAGTGATTTACAATATTCAAATAACAATATAACATTAGGACAGGTAGCACAAGAGGCTTGCAATAAGGCGGGTATTACTTTAGCAACAACAGATTTCCCTAATGTGAATTTTATTGTAGATAGTAATCAGTTTCCAGCAGGGACACTAATAAGGCAAGTAATAAGTGCAATTGCCCAAATAAGTGGAACAGTGGCAAAAGTACGTAATGATGATAAACTTTATTTTATTACGCCAAAAACTACAGGAACAGTAAGAAAAGTATTTAACTTAAGCGATTACTCAGAAGCGGAAATAAAGAGAGCTACAAATCCGATAAACCTTGTTAGTTTAGGCATGAGCGATATTGAAGGCGAAAATGTAGTAATGAAAGATGAACAAAGTATATTGCTTCATGGAGAAAATAGCTTAGTAATAAATGATAATCCGTTTGCTTATACAGAAGCAAAAAGACAGCAGTTAATAACTGCTATTTTTAATGCCGTAAAAGGTTTTGAGTATAAGGCTTACGAAATGACAGGACAGGGATTGCCTTATTTAGAAAGTCTAGACAATGTACAAATAGTAGATTTTGAAGGCAATACATATAATAGCTTTTTGTTTAGATTCTACAATAAAAGCCCAAATGGATTAGAAACAGAAATGTCAGCACCGAGTATAACAAAAGCAACAGTAGAATATCAAAATGTTGCAAGTGCTGAACAAATAGCAAAAAGAACCGAAATTATAGTAAATAAACAAGAGCAGACAATAACAGGAATAATAGAAAATCAAGGAGAATTTGAAAATAAATTAACACAAGTAGAACAAACAGTAGACCAGATACAACAGCAAGTACAAGACACAGTAATTTACAAACGAGAAGTTGAAGGTACAACAGAAATACACTTAGAAGATGCAGGACAGGCAGAGATATTAGAATTAGAGATAAAAGGAAATAAAACATATGAAAGTAATCTATTTCCACGGAGAGAATGTATTTCCGTCAGAAAGTCTACAACCTAATCAGGAGGTGTTTTAATGCAATATAAAATCATAGTAGATAAACAGCCTAGCTCTAATCCTTCAAGCGAAAAAAAAGAATATATAGTAGATATAGAAGAATTAAGAGTAAAAGGCGATGTCTACGATAGTTTAGTTATAACAAAAGATGAAGATTATGTTATGCGTAGATTATCACTTTCAGAATACGGCGTATTAAGTGTATTAGAGCAAGAAGTAAAAGAACCGTTAGAAAATGTAAATATAGAACTATTTGAAGGCGACAATTACATATACTTAATGGACATGCAGGGCAACAAATTCTATGCAGAATATTTAATAAAAAATGACTTTAATGATATATATGCTACTAAAAACGAGATGAATAGTACAATCAATCAAACAGCACAAAGCATTGAGTTAACGGTTAATCAAAAGTTAGAAAACTATTCTACAACAGAAGAAATGAACTCTGAAATATATCAAACTGCTCAGTCCATAATGCTTCAAGTAAATCAAAAAGTAGATGAAGATGAGTTTGGAACACAATTAATATTAAATTCAGAAGCATTACAAATGGCATGGAACCAAATTTCCGAATATTTACAACTTGAAGGAATTGAAGGAAAGGCTAGTCTGGTAATTTATGATGAGAATGATAAAAAACTGATTGTATATGACAGTACAGGACAACACTTTTATGATGGCTCAGACAACATCTTTGGTGAAATAGGAGTAAAGACAGTAGATAATCAAAAATATGTTGCTTTCTCAGTACCAGGAGTATACGGTGAAACAATTCAAGATGGTATGGCATGGGGAATAACAACACAAAGTGATGGAAAATTTTATCCAATTTTGTTTATTAAAAATTTTCAAGTAGCTAATCAAAGTGCAGGTAATTTTGGTGGACAATTAGTTTTAAATTATTGCGACTTATTACTAAATTCGGGAGGAATTGTTTCAGGAAACGTTAGAATGCTTGTTGATGATATAGCAAATGGTTTAGTTTTTGAAGATACAACTACTGGTGATATTTTATTTTCAATATATCCAAATAGCGACTTAGGATATGAACAAATTGGTATTTTAAATAATGTTATTAGTTTTTTTAAAAATCAAGCAGGCACACATTCTTTTAAAATAGGAACAAATAAATACTTATTATTTACAGATGATGGTTCTTTAGATGTTGAAGATGCTAATATTCTAATAACAGCAAGTGCTTTTAGTTTACATTTAGACTCAACAGCTCATATTTATGGAAATGTAGATATAGATGGTAATATTTATGCTGATAACATTTCATCAGATAAGCGTATAAAAAAGAATATAAAAAACAGCAACATTAAAGCATTAGACTTGATAAAACAAATAAAGCATAGACAGTTTGAAATGAAAAAAGATGGAACACATTATGATATTGGATATGTAGCACAAGAATTAGAAAAGATAGATAAAAACTTTGTACTAATAAGAAAAAAAGACAATAAGGAAAATGAAAGATACTATATAAATGAGTTACCAATCCTTGCAACAGCTACAAAGGCAATACAAGAACAACAAGACTTAATAGAAAAATTGCAAGAGAATGATAGAAAAAAGGACAAGCTAATAACAGATTTAGCAAATAAAATAGAACAACTAGAGAAGGAGGTACAGAGATGAAAAAAATACCTTTTGAAGATGGAATAAAAACACAAGAAGCATACGTCACAATAAATGGACAGAATTATCAAGTAACTCCTGCAGTGTGGCAAGGAACTACCCCCTTAAAGGCTCAAAATTTAAACAAAATGCAAGATAACATAGAAGAAGCAATCAACATACAGCGAGCATCAGTAACACTAGAGTCAACAGTGAATGCAAATACAAACTATACTCTGCCTGTTTACTATGAAGTAGGTAACAATAGTTTAGAAGTGTTTTATTGTGGTTCTAAATTAGAAAAAGGTACAGACTACAACGAAATAGGAAATTCGGGCGAAGTATCTAACACAATACAGTTCTTAGATACGGTCGGAGACTTAGATATGGCAGGAGTAGAAGGATTTGAAAACTTTGAAGAAACTTTAGAATTTGTAGTGAGGGGGGAGTATAGTGCAAGCTAAAAACGAAATGCAAGCAATTAAGAATTTGAGT